TTATAGAAATGATGAGAATATAAACATTTACCATCTTTTCCAATTGGTTTTAATGCTGATATTCCTACATCATTTTCATTAAATTCAATTTGTTTAAATTTCTTAAAACATTCACTAAAATGCTTTTTAACATAACAATATAATAACCCTGTTTTACCTTTATATTTTTTCATGTATGCCCGTAAGTCATTAATTTTGTTATTAAATGGTTCATCAAATCTATAATTTTTAGTATATTTAATATATTGTAATTTATCTGTTCCAATACGAGAAGGACTAAATACATTACTACCAATACTACACTGATAATAAAATCCATCTTCATCAATATCACCCATTAAAATAATAAATTTATTAGGATTATCTGTAATAATATTATTCACACCTTTTTCGCTTTGTAATGTGAGTTCATCATTAACAATATATTTATATTTATTACTATTAAATTTTTCAACTACTTTACCATTCATCTCACCGCTTAATTTTGGTAGAGAAATACCAGTTATATTAAATTCATCAACTTTACCTTGTATAAGTTCCCAACATGTAGAAGTAAATAAAAGATCATCTATCATAAAATTTTTACTTGATAATATTGAATGTGTTTTACCACATCCACCAGCCCCCCCAAGCATAATAACTCGTCTTGTTATATGTTCCCCACAAAAAGACTTATCAAAATTAATTTTATTAAGTGATTCTTTAAAGTATGGTTTAAAATATTCATTAACAATAGTAAATTTAGTAGAATCTTCGTAATCATCATCAATCAACATATTTTTAACATTTGCAGGCCCAGGACTTTTAAATAACTCATTATCATATTTAAATATTGCGTCTTTCTTAAATACAATAGAATCAACCTTAACACCGTATATATCATCTTTTTTCATTTTTAATAATTGTTGTAAAATAATAGTACTTGATATAGCATGAATAGATAATGCCATATGTTTTAAACTTTTTGGGGTTGTTTGCTTTTTAACAATTTTATAAACACCATCAACAAAAAACAAATTTTCAGATTGTTGTAATGTTTTATAATAGTCCTTATCGTTTTTATTTGGTTTAACATTAATAATAAAATTAGTATTTTCAATCATCATACATCCAGTTATTTTACAATAAACACGTACTCCCGCGTTATCGTTATCAGTTAATGTGTCATTATCAATATATTTTAAGAAATTTTCATTAAAAGGAGCATGTATAGAAGGAGATATAACATAATTTAAATAAATAAATTTAACATTATATTCAACTAATAGTAACATAATTGTTGTTGAAAATAATATATGTTTTGTTCTAGTTTTCATACCAATATAATTTAATATTTCATTATCATGTATTACAATAACTTCATAAAATCCTACTAATCCGTGATTTCCTTGTTCCATTAATATTTTATCTGTCATACCATCTCCACTACATGAGATATAAGCACCAGATGGTAAACCGTGATAATAATCGCATTTATGATAATTATAATATGCCTTCTTAAGGTCTAATTCATTATATAAATCATCATTAATTTCCATTTGAGGATTAAAAAATCTATGTACTTTATCATCATAACAATTAATAAATTTATTAATATCTGAATTAATTTCAATACTACAAGAATTAATATTATATTTTTCTTTCCATTCATTAACTACATCATGATATTCATTATTAATTTTAAAATTACCATCTAATGTTAATAATGTGCCTAATCGCTCAATATAAAAAGGGGAATCTTCTTTATAATGCTCGTAATAGTCTGTGGATACTTCCTGCACATCAGATACACACTTTAATAAGTCTAAATGGTTATAACGAGTATTAACAAAATGAATATTATAATTATTAAATGAGTTTTTATTAATTTCAATATCTTTATTATTAATTAAATCATTTATAGTGAAAGAACAGTTAATATCCTGCCCTAAAGTTTCCATATCTTCTATGGTATATGCTTTAGCGTATTTATTAGGATTTTTAATTAATTTATTATATATTGCAATTGCATGTTTACTTTTTGACTCAAGATATTTAGAAAAGAATTCTAATAATCCATCATAAACGCATGTACCATTATTATTAAATGCGTATTTTTGTAATAAATATAATTGATTATTATCATTTGTAATTCTTTTATAAGCGGTTGTAATAAGTTTAACACTCCATGTATCATCCTGGTCATTTTTATTATAATCTCTAAATCCATCTACAATCCATGTAAACCCACTACCCCCGAATGTTAAATTATAAATAATTTGTTCTTCAATTTGTTTTTTAGTTAAATTTGTATTAGTGAAAGTGAATTTTTTAGGGTCATTAATTAAATCAATATTGATAATATTACCAAATGCTTTAACATTAATATATTTAGTTTGTTTTTTATTATTAATATAAAATTCAAGTTTATGAATAATAATTGTGTCAGGATTATTTTTCATTGCGTTTAATATATTATTTGTATGAGTCCAAAAACCAAAATTATCTTTTCCAAAATCATTAGTGAAATTATCTTCATTAATATCAACAATATATTCTGATTGTATATATTTGCTTATTTTATTATTTTTCTTATCTTCTTTATATTGTTTATATTGTTTATCAATTATATCTGCATTTTTAATATCTCTTTTGTATATACCTCCATCTTTTTTAATTTTAATTTTATTAAATCTGTTTTGAACTTGTGTAATAGTTTTTAATGTATCATTAAGATATAATAAAAATATTTTCTTGAAGTATGGGTGATTCTCGCGGTTACCAAAGAAAGAATAAAACCGTTTTGTTCTTTTATCAACATTTATTGTCATATATTATAATGAGAAAATAATTCCTTAAGTTAATTTTTATTATTATTTTTTTAGAATAATAAAAATTAGGATTTCTATAAATTACTAGATATTTTTTAATTTGGATATAATAAATTCATTTTTTCTATTTCCTCTATAGCCCTTTCATTTTGTATTATTCCTTGTATAATATTATTTATTTGTTGCTGTTGTTGGATTTCATTATTAATTGATTGTTGTTCCATCTTTTTTTGTTTTTTTTTTTTATAATATAATACATGATTTTCATTATACTTTTTTAATTTTTCTGGGTCTGCTCTAATTTCTAAATAATATTTTTGGTGTAGGGGCTTTAGTTTTTCATAATAAACGGTTTTTTGTCTGATATTATAACATGCACGACAATAATGACCTTTAAATTTCATATCGCCTTCTTTTACTAAACTACATACTTTACAAATAATTTGTTTTGTTGTTTCCATTATAATAAACCTAGAAAATAAATCCTTAAATGAAAAATAAATCCTTAAAAAAATACTTAAGATTTTTATTTTATAACTTTATATATATATGGATTTATACAAGTATTACACAAAAGAACAATATGAAGAATTTGGGTCAATACTAGAAACAGCAAAAGAAATAGATGAAAGATTAAATAGAAATAAAATAGATAATTATAATAATACAAAGGTTATTAATGCAATTAAAAACAATTGGAAAGACCGCACATATGAGACATATCAATATAAAGGGTTTTGGTACTATCCGCCTAATGAACCAGATTTTATTGATTAATTTTTTCTATTCTATTATAATGAGTAATTCACTAAAAATATGTCCTCAATGTAGAATGTCAAAAATAACAAACACTAAATTTAATACTTGTTATGAATGCCACAAATTTAATAAAGAATCTGAAACAGATGAAGACAGCGAACATCCAATATTAAAAAGAGAACAATTACCAAAAACCGTAAGGAATGCATTATGGATTAATTATTATGAGGATCGCCGTGTTGGTATGTGTCAATGTTGTAGACGAGAACAAATATCAATAGGAAATTTCCAAGCGGGTCATATTGTAGCACATGCAAATGGGGGAAAAACAACCTTAGATAATTTAGTACCAATATGCACTTTATGTAATTTATCAATGGGAACACATAATTTAAATGATTTTATTAAAAAATATAATTTACATTTTTGGTTAAAAACTACAGTGGGCGGTCTAAAGATTGAGACGACAGAGGATTCGGACGAGTAGCATTATTATCTATTTGTTCTTCTCCTTCAACATCTCTAATTATTTTAATACAACAAAAATTAACCTCTTTACATTTTGATTTATAACATTGACTTCCAAGTCCTAAAATTAGCGCAATCATTGAAGAATAGAATCCCACCCAAAATACCTCTGACATTGGCATATTATATTATAACAAATTATTTTTTCTAATTTATTATAATATGGATAATTTTGTAATTAACACAATAAAAGATGCAACTGATGAAGAGTTAGCATTTCTGATGGATAAATATAAAGAAAAACAATTAAGATATTCTCAAATAAAAAATGAAGAATATGAAAGAGTAGAACTAATTATATTAATGATTCACATAGAGATGGTTAGAAGGGTAAGTTAAAGTATTTTATTATATTTCAATTCATCTTTAGAAAATTCAACACCACTATTAATTATTTCATCTCTCCATTTTACAAACTTTTTATTTTCTTCTTGTTCGCATCTATTAATATATTTTTGGAATTCGTCATAGTCTTCTTGTTTTATAACTTTAGATGAAAACATTGTTCCCCTATAATTAGTGTTTATAAAATCATATATTAAACCTTTTGACATTCCATCTTCAATCATTTTATTTATTTCTTTGTGTGTTTCGTCATTAAGTTCTAGTGTTTTAATATATGATTCAATTTCATTTAATTCATCTTCAATATTCATTTATATTATAACTTAGATTTTTTTAATAAATATATTTTAAACTATTTTTATCATACTTTGTATTTAACCCACACACAACAAAAAACCCCCATGAAGGAGCATAACAATATTCTTTTTTTTTACTAAAAAACAATGATGATAAAGCATATAATGAACGACTTAAAATTGATTTTTTTGATTTACATAATATAAATAAATCTTTGTCAACATCATCATTAGATATAATATCATATTTATTAAAATCAGTATTAGATATAGGAGATGTAACCATATATATTTTATCATTTGGATAATGAATTATAGCATCATATAACATTATATTTATTTTATCATTACTTAAGGGCGAGTGATTATTAACATATTCATAAAATTTATTATTACATGGTTTATCATTTTCAATTAATAATTTATAATACATGCTACATAATTTACCATCATAATCTTTTTTGTGAGAAACATCATCTAAACGTAAATGACAAAAGATAGAATTATTAAAATCATATGATATGTCATGATAAAAATTATTTAAATCATCAAAGTTCAAATCATTATAAATATGTTCATGAAAATAAGTTATTAAATCACATTTAATTGTTTGAGTAACAAAACCACAAAACAACTGAACATCATATTTATTAAAATTATATAATATTTCATCGTCTGACCCAAAATTATTAATATTCAATACATTGTTAATATAATTTAATAATATAATATAAAATTTACTGTTAGGATATTTAGTATGATTATATTCATTATCAATAATTTTTATATAATAACCATTATAATGAGCATAGATAATTTGACATATATAATTTATTAAATTAGCCCCTAACCTATCATAACGATGAAATAATACGACATACATTAATAATAATTAGAAATAAATTATTATTAAAGTAATATTTTTAAAACACTTAATTAAGTAATTTTCTTAGTGTCTTAGCAGCAGAAGCAGTTAAAACAACTTCCCCTTTATGCACTCTTGCGATTCCTGTGCGTTTTACCTTTCCACCTTTTTTGTAACCTGGAATTGGATTAGGAGACGAAAGAGCGTTAACCTGACCAACAGCACCACTAGAAACAGCACGAGATAAATCTTTTCCAAGTAATTGACGAGAACCCGACTTGATAGCACCAATTACACGACCCATTTTTTTAATACGATTAACCATTTATATATAATAAACCTAGAAAAAAATTAAACAAAGTTAAATTTTTTATAATAAAATAATTTTAGAATAAAATTATTTATTGACATGTTTTTTTAAAGTTTTTTTATTGGATATAGTTTAATTGTTTTGTTAATACATCAAATTCAAATATAGCATCATAATTTGCGACTAAGTAAGCATTTACAGCATAAGTATTAGCAGTTCCCATGTTAATTATTACATTAATTTGACTATTAGCAGATGAAATACCCGTGAACATATAGTCTTGACTTTGGGTAAGTCGTTGAGTGTTTGTAGCCACTATAAATTTGCCTGGTATACTGATAGTGGTAGCGGTTGTCTGTGTTGATAAAAATTCAGTTCCACCAATAGCCATACTATTATTTTTATCATAAATACTTCCCATCGCTCGTCTTAATTCATTCAATATTCCTGCCTTATTGTTTAGTGTTGATAATGGATTTTGAGGACATACAACACCTCCAATACTAAATTGATAAGATCCGTTATTAGTTGTTACATCTACTGATTCCATTGCTTTACTCGCAGAAACAGCATTACTAGTAGGAGCACATAATAAAAATAATGATCTAACAGATGCAAATCTTAAATTATAGTATAAATTGACAGTACCAGAACTAGAAGCAGGAATAGACTGAGAACCAACAGCGAAAGATTTGGTTTTAATTCTAATTGTTGGCATTGATTTAATCTGTTGATTAATAGTCATTGGAAATTGAATTTGATTATATACTATTTCAAAGTTAGTAATAGTATAAGAAGCAAGAGCAACATCACCAGTTAAACTAGAACCAATATTAGCCAATGAATCTAAAGTTAATTGAATTCTCCAATTACCAATATCAAGCGGTAGCAGTTTCTCTGCATTTGAAAGACAACAACCAATAAGAGGAGCAGATATATAATTTGTGGCAGTTACAGCGGCTTGAGTAGCAGTAGAACCAGTATAGGCAACGATAACATGTCCATCAACATCAAATTGATTGTCCATGGTATCACCACCAGACCCACAATAGCCTAAATTATATGCTTGTCCTAATTTTTCTGAAACACTCATGCCGACATTTGTCAACATTGTCGCGACTGTGTTGTAATTGTTTATGCTCTCAATAACGTTACTGTTACATAATATATCAGCGCGCAGGAAAGCTGAATATGCCGGGCAACCTACGATTCCAGAATTTAGAGTTGTAGTAGTAGCAGCGGTAGGGCATGTATTAGTCACAGCAGTATATTTATAACGAAATGATAAAGAAGCAGGGTCTAAAAAAGCGGGCACATTGTTAAGGTCCACTATAATTGTTGAACCAGGAGTAAAAGACGAATTGTTAACTGGTGTATTTGATACGAGGTAATTAACAGTTCCGTCAGGCATGGTAGCAAGAGGAGTTGAGTAATCTACATTTTTTGGTAAACGTTCCATATATATTAATAACATAGAAAAAAATAATAAATTATTTTTAACTTTGTAATAATTGTAAATCTTTTTCATCTTGGGATAATTTTACTATATTATTTTTATTTTCTATATTTTGGACTAACGGCGAAGGTATATTATATAATCCATAATCTGACTTTACTATATCATTTTTTTCAATAGATAAACATAATGTTATAGACCAATCAATATTACGAAAATTTATAAAATTATTATTTTCATCAACTATTTCTATATCAATCATATCAACAGTTTTATTACTTAATATTATTTTTTCTAAATCTGAAACTGATACATAACTAATCATACTATATGGCGGTTGGTCTACTGGTACTGTTGCTATAGTCTGAACACATGATAACCCTTTTGATGAGAAAGCACTATTACGTAAATTATTACTATTAATAAATATCTTCTTCTTTCCTAATAAATTTAATTGATAAGGCAGTTTTATTAAAGTAGTACTTGAAATATTTACATCAAATCCTAATATTAATTTTGCTGATGAAGTTGATAATAATGTAATACTATTACCACCCGTAATGAAAAAATATAATATTCCAGATTGGGGGGCTAAGAATGATGTAACCGGACTGCCATTTACTGTAAATCCTGTATTTAATGCTGTTACCATTTGGTTTCCATTATAATTTCCTTCTGTTAATTCTATCGTTTTATTTACTGAATTATCTGTATAATTTAAAATGTTGTTAGTATCATCTATTATATAAAAACTAACAGGAATTTGAGCATTTAAAACTGTTACATATGCACGTATTAAATTTGGGTCATCTTTTAATAAACCACTAAAATTAAAATGAATATTTGATAAATATGTACCATTAAATTTCTCGCCATCTTGACTATTTAAGGTTATTATTCTGTTATCTTGATAAACCATATATATTATAATTAGAAAATAAAATCTAAAGTAAATATATATGTCCGAAGAATCCGATATAAAACCTTTAAAAAAATCGGTAAAAATGGAATTATTAAAAAAACAATTAGAAGACCTTGAAAAAGAACCAGAAGAAGAAGAAGAAGAAAAAGAAGAAGATATTATATTAGAAAAACCAAGAGCAAAGAAAGAGAAACCAGAAAAGATTGATAAAAGAAAGATATTAGAAAAAACAGAAAAACAAAAAGAACAATTTGAAAACATGAGAAAAGCACGTGAAGCAAAAATAGCATTAAATAAAAAATTAAAAGCACAAATAGCAAAACAAGAAAAAGAAGAACTTGAAAAAAAAATAGTTGAAAAAGCGATAAAAGTTAAAAAGAAACAAATTAAAAAACAACAAGTATTAGATGAAATAAGTAGCGAAGAAGAAATAATTATTAAAAAGAAAGAAAAACCAAAGGTTACAAAAGTTGATAATATTACTGTTAAATTTATTCCTTTTATGTAAAAAATAATATCTAAATATAATTATATGACAAAAGGAATAACCGTTAAAAAGAATGCTAAACCAAAGAAAGTTGCACCTAAAAAAAAAATAACACCAAAGAAAGTTGCACCTAAAAAAAAAATAACACCAAATAAAGTTGCACCAAATAAAAAAGAAGGGCAAACACAAACACAAAGTGTAACTGTTAATATTGATAGTCAAGGTAAAAAATCTATTACTAGATCAAGTAAACAACAATCGCAACCACGAAAACAACCAATAAAACAACCACAAACTATATCACCTGTAATACAATCATATAATCAACCAGTATTTAATAAACAAACGCCACCTTCTTTAGCATCATCAATATTAGCAACACAATTAACACCAAAAGTAGTAGCACAAGAAAAAAAAGAGGAATCAACAATAACTAGAGCATTACAAGAACAAATTACTAATGTAGATACCGAACCAGAAAGAGTTAAAAATGATTTAGAAAAAACTAAAGCAAAACCAAAAGAAAAAGAAAATCCTATAATAAGTGTTCCAGATGGTTCTATTAATATTACGCAACCAATTATACAACCACCACTATTTTTTTCATCTTTTAAAAAAATTAATAAAGAATCTAGAGATCCTGTTAAACATGCTTTATTAGGTCAATTACTTGATGATAAAGGAAATGACACTGAAGAAATTGCAGAAATAATACAGTCATCAGTAACAGAAGGTTTATTATCACCAGATATACCAAACCCATTACGCAGATTAGATAAATATAAATCAATATTATCTTCAACACAACCAACAGAACCAAACCCTTTATATAAACAAGAAACAACAAAATCTTTATTAAGTCCACCAGAAGAAGAATATCTAAATCAAGCATATGCAGAAGGCGTAGAAGAAACAAAAGATGAAGAAATATTACAACCAGAACCAGAACCAGAACCAGAACAAGTTTTTATTCCACATTTTAAGAACTATAATTTTATAAATAAACTATCAGATTATACACAACCTCAATTAGAAAATAAGTATGATGAAGTTATAAATGAACAACTTACAATAAATAAAATAATAAAAGAACAACTCGCTAATATTGGTTTAGAAATACCACCATCAGGAATAACCGCTCAATTTTTAATGAAACATAATGATATTTTAACTGAAGATTTAATAGATTTAATGACATATTTAAACGATTTAGAAAGTGAACAAGCAAGAATAGAAAAAAAAATAACAAATATTGAAGCAGAAAAACCAACAATATTACAACCACCAAAACCACCACCAACAATATTACAACAACAAGAACAACCACCAACAATATTACAACCAATACAAAAAGAAGCATCTATATTACAAGAATCAGAGCCAATACCTGAACCACAACAAATATTACAACAACCAACTCCACCACCACCAATATTACAACCAATACAAAAAGAAGCATCTATATTACAAGAAAATGAAGACCAAACTATAGAACCACCATCACTATTACCATCAAGACGAGCAGAAGAAGAAGAAACACCAATAAAGGAAAATAAAATAACAGATGATGAAAATACACCAACAAAGCGAGGCGGAGGAAGAAGAACAAAAACAGAAGCAGATTATAATATTATTGTAAATTTACAAGAAGTTAAAGCCAAATTTATGGAATTAAAAAATCAAGGTTTAATAAGTACGACCCAACGCCGACCAGGAACAACAACTAATAAAGATTTAAAAGAATTATTAGCAGAAATACATCAAGTAGAAGGCTATAATTATTGGGGTACTAAATAAATAAATATCTAAATTATATATAATGATATCAATAAAAACAAATAAAAAACCGATATTACCTTCATGTGAAATGTTATGTGATAAAAAATTACATCCTAAATTAGAAGCATATGAATTAACAAAATTTTTAAACATGCACTCAACTAATTTAATCGTTGGAAAACCAGGAAGCGGAAAAACAAGTATGCTATATTCTTTCATGAAGTCTAAAAAATTACTCGCTAAAGTGTATGATAAAATATATTTATTTCAACCAGAACAAAGCAGGCAAAGTATGAAAGATAAACTATTTGACCAATTACCAGACGAAAGAAAGTTTGATGAATTAACATCTGAGAATTTAGAATATATAAAAGATAACTTAGATGAAGATGAAAATATAGCCATTCTATTTGACGACATGGGAGCATATTTAAAAAATAATGAAACAAGAAAATTATTAAAAGAACTTATTATGAATAGGAGACATTATCACATATCAATATATTTTTTAGTTCAGACATGGTATTCAATAGAAAAAGATGTAAGAAAGTTATTTAGTAATCTATTTATTTTTAAGTGTAGTCGTCATGAAATGTTAAATATTACATCAGAAATGATAGAACAACATAGCGACAAAATAAATGAAATTGTAAAGATTGTTTATGATAAACCACATAATTTTTTATTTATTAATGTAGACTCACAGCGAATGTTTAAATGCTTCGATGAACTTATATTTCACGATGATGATTAAATAAAATCTAATATATAATATATAAAATGTTAAGTCAAAATAATAATATAATAACTAAAAAAAGAATATATAATTTTTGTTTAAATTCTAATTTTGGAGGAGCAACACCCGCAACGAGTAGCACATTTTTTGTTGATTGGTCTGTAATGCCAGAAGGAGAATATAAAGTTAGTTTCACTTTTACAAGTTCAATAGCATCATCAGATTTAGGTAACACTACTAATGCAGTCATATATTTAGATTTAGGACAAGCGAGTACATCTATTATAGAGGCATCGGCAGCAAATGCAGTGAATACTTATAGAGGCGGTTTTTTAGGATGTTTAAGACAAACTTCATATGCAACAGGAGCAACAACACCAACAGATTATGTAACCTTTTTATATGCTGATACTATTACGAATCCACCAGTTTACATTTTAACAAGACCTAAAAATAATAGTGTCAGTGTAGATATTCATACATCAAGCACAACAACTACTACAAATTTTACACCAATAGGGGCTTATGTGTTAACCTTAAGTTTTGAATATCAATGTTAAATTAATTATTATATAAATATTATCTAATATATTATATAATAATGTCTAGAAATGGTTCTTATGCTAAATCCATGAATGGAATAGTTAGTTTTGATGATGGAGACGGCACAACAATAGAAGGTAGTGAAATAAATACAGAAACAATTAATTGTAATACTCTCACAGCAAGTTCACTGATTTATACTGATTTTATTGATTCTAATGCAAATACTTATATACAGTGTCTTTCAGATATAACTTTTAATGGGGTAGTTAATGCGTCATTTGTTCCAACTAGTAATAATCAATTATGTAATAAATTATATGTTGATACTGTTGCAAGTGCTGGTTCTAGTATTTTACCATTAACTAATGTTTTTACAGGAACTTCTAATACGTTTAAAAATTCATTAATTACTAATAATATTAATAGAATAACAACGACCTCTAATCCTATTAATTTTTATAATACATTGTCAACTACTACGGCGATTAATATGTTTAGTGACCCAGCAAATACATATAGCGGTCCAATAAACATATGTAGTGGACTTGGTGTACGTGTTCCTTCAATGAATATTATGGTAGGAGATGACAACACATTTTATGGAATTAAAACAGTTAAAATAGGAGATATAAATACTTTTGTCCGTTTTGCTAATTCAATAAATATAGGTTTTGATACAATAACTTCACAAGATATTACCACAACTAAAGATATATTTTTAGCGAATACTGGTGATATATCAATTGGTAAAACAGGAAAAATACTTATTGGGGAAGATATTTCAATTAAACAAAAAACAATTCAATCTACAGGAACTACTGATGTAATCAATTTATTTAATAATATTAGTGGTTCAATCGGTCAGATAAATATGGCAGGTAAATTTGTTATTAAAGAACTTTCAATTGCTACTACTAGTGCAACAGATAATGTAAATTTATTCAATAATATTAGTGGTGCTTTTGGTGTTGTTAAAATGGCTACAAATTTACTTTTTAAACAAAGTAATATTCTTTCAAGTGCTGTCGGTGATATAATTAATTTATTTACTAATTTAACAGTTGGTACATTAAATATAGCTACTGGAATTACTGGGGGTACATTAAATTTGGCAACTAATATTACTACTGGTACATTAAATATTGCAACTGGTGTTATGACTGGTATTTTAAATTTAGGAACTGGAATGACAACTGGTATGTTATATATTGGTAGTGATATTACAACAGGTGATATATTTATTGGTAATACTAGTGGAACAACTGCGGGATCATTAGGAGATATTACTATGGGTAATGGTGCTAATAATAATAATACAGCAGGTAATGGTAGAGTAACTATTGGTAAATTACGAATTGGTAATAGTCCTATTTTAAGAAATATAAGATATGGTAGTGTTGCTGGTACTGCTAGTGCGGGAACAGTTAATTTTAGTCCTGCGTTTCCGTCTGGTCAAGTTCCTTTTATAACTGGTAGTATTCAATCAAGTGCCAACAATAGGGCGTATAGTTTAGCTTTTTCAAGCGTTTCAAATACCAGTTTTATATATAATAAATATTATATAGCATCAAGTGGTGGCTTTAATGCTGCTGTTACTGAAGGATTTCATTATTATGCTTGGTCTGATTAGAATTTTAAACGGGATATTACCACAACAAATAAAAAGAAAGCCAGGCGGGAGAATATTTAGAAGCATAACCCCATTTAATATTGCGTTTTTTAAAATTATTACGTCTTTTTAAATCGCCATGTTTAGTATAATCTTCATAGCCTATCTGTCCGAAATGAACTAATTTTTTATTAGTATTATAGACCATATATTTTTTATCTTTCC